GAATCTGCTAACAAAAATAGTAGATACTTTAAACTGCTTGAAGGTCTTAATATAGAACTTGAAGAAGACGATGGTAAAAAGAAACTTGTTCTTATAGAAGAAGAAGATGTATTGGGACTTCCTGTTAATATTAAACTAGAAACACATTCTTATATTACAAGAGATACAAAAGATCTACCTGTAGATCAACAAGAACGTAAGTTTGTATTGAAAGCAAAAGAAGTTACATTGTGGAAAGGTGGAGAAAAACTATCTCAAGACGAGATGGATGATGATGTACCTTTCTAAATAACCAAAACGTTGAGAGATTTTACTTGAAATAATTTATGCATTTTAAGTAATTTTGAGGCGAGGGTGGTGTGTATTCAACCCATACTCTCCGAACTCGTCTCTCTCTCGGCATCACCCTCATTTTATAGGAGACGAAATGAAAGAATCAAGTGCAGTAATTAAATTAACTAAATCTGAAATAGAAATGGTAATTAATGCTTTGCAATTTACCGAAGAAGCAGCTGAACATTTTGATGTAGATAGTATGTTTACACATAAAATAAAGCACGATTTTATTCAGATAAGAACAGATATAATACAAGGAGAGAAAGACAATGAAACCAGAAACCAAATGGAAAAAGAAACTCAAGGAAATCCAAAAACTTGCGGAGTCTGCGATGATTGATAAACCTGAGTGGAAACCACAGAAAGGTTTTTTATATATTAAAGATGTTGAACCTGGCCAACTTGTAGAAACTGAATCAAATGACAGAGCAATTGTTTTAGAACATACAGAAGCAGCTACTGTTGTTTATGCTAACAATTCAAATGATTCAGCATTTAAAAGAGTAAGATGGGCTGGACAAACTGAAGTAAAAGTAAAAGGAGAATAATGAAGAGTGAGAAAGCTAGATTTGAATTTGATGCTAGATTAGCAGATCAAAGAGTAAAACATTGTTTGGTATGTTCTATATGTTGGGAAGCACCTAATAGTAAAAAAAGAAGAGAAGTAATGAGAACTAATTATTACGAGAACTTTCCTACATATGGAAAGCAAAAGGAGACTTGTCCGAAATGCAAAGAAAGTATTACACAATGAAAAAATGCCCCGCTTGTGGATATGATACTTCCAACAGAAGAAAAAATGTAAGTCAAAGTATAAGAAAACTTCTTGCTGTTAGAGGTAAGAAAACAATAATGAACATTAATAAAATAGCAAAACAAATTATTACAAATGTACCTCAAGATGATAGGTATCAATTTGAAAAGTTTTTGTTTGGAATTAAAGAGTTTGAAGATAGTGTTGTAAATTATTGTATAAATGATTATTATGAGAGTCGGGTTTTTGAAAGAAACAAAGGATTTGCTTACTTAAAAGCAATCATTAGGAATCAAGGTAAGAACAACAAAGAGATTCTGGAAAACGAGAGACGTAGACTAGGATCAGTTCCACCTATAAAATAAATATAAGCCTCTCGCAATATATATGTTATTGGTTTTTATTCTTGAAAAAGAATGACAAAAAATAATGTAATTAGAGTAAATAGTGTTGGCGTATTATTTAATCAGAGAGGCTTATAAAAAAAGGAGAGATAATGTTTATATTAGATATAAGTGAATATTTAGTTAATGGATTACTTTTATTAGGAGTGATACATTATACAATGTATTTAATTAATAAATATTGGAAAAGGAGTAAGGTATGAGATATTATTGGGAAGCATTATTTAGTGTAGAATATTTTCCATATTGGGAATTTACTATGCTAATGATACTTTTACTAAATCTTTCTATGTTATATAGAGTTCATAGAATAGAAAAGAAAATAGACATATTGGATAGAAATCTTAACGATATGTACGACGATTTATTATAACAAAACAAAGGAGAGAGACTATGTTACAAAATGCTAAGTTTCCTGTTAAGGAAGTTCCAGCAGTAGGTTATCCATTAGATGATAATCAATTAGATAATAATCAAGGCGTTACACTACTTGATGAAACAGGATACAAGTTTATTGTTAGAGAAGACACAGGTAAAGTCTTAAGTTGTATGACAAATAGCTACAAACTTGTAAAGAATGAAACAATAATCAAGAAAGCAAATCCACTTATTAAGAAACTAGGTGGTGAATTAAAAGAAGTTAATGTACTTAATCATGGTTCTAAAACTATGATGTCTTGGAAGTTTCCAAAAGATAAAGTGAAGTTTTCTAAGATGGATGAAATGATTCCTGAGATTAACATTACTAATAGTTATGATGGAACTGTTGGTTTAAATATTATGGCAGGTGCATTTAGATTGATATGTTTGAATGGAGCAGTGATAGGTATTGTTGTTTCTAAGTACAAAAACAAACACGTATCTAGCAATATGTCATTAGATGATATTAGTGATATAGTAGAAGCAACTGTTGATAAAACTAAGTTAGTATTCAAAGATGAGTTTCCTGTTCTTGCAGAAACAAAGTTTAGAGAAAATCATATGCTTGATTTTATGAAGATGTTTCCAGAACATACAAATACATTGATTACTGATAAGATTATTGCAAATAATCCTAAGACATTCTGGGATCTATTTAATGTTGGAACTAACGTATTAACACATCACATGAACAGAGGGCTAAACTCTACACATTCTATTGAGCAAAGACTTTATCCTAAGATAAAGAAACTAGCATACAAAGAGGCTAAAGTTGCCATCGCTTGATTGGTACGATTGTCCTATAGTTATACCTTATTATGGTGGGAAGTATGAATTGAGCAAGAAACTTGTTCCTTACATACCTCACCATGAAAGGTATTTTGAAGTATTTTCTGGTGGTTTATCTATGTTCTTTCGCAAAGAGAAAGCAATATGGAATACAGTAAACGATAAAGATAATAATATAGTAAATCTATATATGTGTGTCATACATAAATTAGATGAACTTGTTTATAATCTTGATTGGTTACCAAAATCAAGGAAGATATTCGAGGACTTTCGTACAGATGTTAGAGAAAAGAAACCTATTGAAATACCAGATCCTTATCAAGCTGCTAAATACTTTTATTGTATAAGACATAGCTTTAACAAACTTATACATACTCCAATGTCAATGGTAAAAGATTGGAAGAAAGATTGGGGAGCAGAACTAAAGTATTCTAGAGAGAAGATAGCAGGTACTACAATAGAAAACTTAGACTTTGGTGATTTTATAGATAGATACAAACCTCGTAATGGAGATTTCTGGTACTTAGATCCACCTTATTTCATCGCAACAGATAAAGGTGATTACTATCAGCATAACTTTACTGCTGAAGATCACATTAGATTAAAAGAAAAAGTAGATGATATAGATAAAAATGGTGGTAAATTTATGGTATCATACGACTATAGAGACGAGGTGTATGATCTATACAAAGACTATAATGTAATCACTATTGATCTAAAGTATCAAGGTGCTACAGACGAAAACAGATTAAAGAAAAGAAAGGAGTATTTAATATTAAACTATGAACCTGTCAATCAGACAAGTTTATTCTAAAGGAGATTATATGAAGAAAATAGAGGATGTAGTAGTAAAACAAACGCCTCAAAACTTAGAAGCTGAAGAAGCAGTTCTTGGTTCTGTATTGATTGGTGGAGATGTAGAAATGCAAATAGCAATGGGATGGATACGAGAAGACGATGCTTTCTATTCAGAAAAATGCAGAAACATATTCAGATGTATGAAAGAACTATACAATAATAAGATACCTATTGATGTAATTACTTTGTCAAACAAGGTACAAGAAGCATTTGGTATGCAAGATAGTTTGTACATTATGGATTTGCAAGATAATGTAGTTACAAAAAGCAAAGTTGAACACTACTCTAAAATTGTATGGGAAAGATACATACAAAGAGAAACTGCTAATTCAGCTCAAAACTTACTTAATGCTAGTTATGAAAACTACAATGAAGTAGGTAAGATTATTGAAAAGCATAGTAGATTGATTGATGAACTAAGACACATACAACCTACAAGAGCTAGAGACATTGCTGATATTGTTGATGAAACAAATCAATCGTTAAAAGAAGATTCTAATACTATTCAATTTGGATTAGGTAGATTGGATAACTTCGCAGGTGGAATGACTCGCAAAGAAATCACAGTTCTTGGTGGCAGACCTGGCCATGGTAAGACAACTCTTATGCTGAATGTAGTTCGAGGATTGATTGAACAAGGATACAATGTTATGCTATTTAATCGTGAAATGAGCAATATAGAAACTATGAAGAAGTTGTATGTAATGGAATCAAATGACATTAGTTATTCTATGATTCGTTCTGGAATATCTGAAGATAAGCAAATTGCACTCAACAGCGTATCTGAATATGTTAAGGAAAAGTATGAGAAACTCACAGCATTTGATGATATACGAAGTCTAGATGATTGTATTCGTGAGATTAACAAAGGTAAACCCGATGTTGTTATTGATGATTACATTCAATTGATTGATGTAGGACAAGGATACAAAGATAGAAGATTCGAGATTGAAAAGATTGTACAAGACTACAAATGGGCAGTAAAACAAAACAATTGTTCTGCAATACTTGTATCTCAATTGAATCGTGATATTGAAAAACGATTTGATCCTAGACCTAGAATGAGTGACTATGCAGAGTCAGGTGTGATAGAACAAACTGCTGAATCGGCAATGTTTGTATTCTATGGATACAACTTTGATAGTGAAAAGTACAACAGATACAAGAGTGAAGTGATTGTTGCTAAAAGCAGATATGGACAGATTGGTACTTATCCTATGGGATTCAATGGTAACAAATGTAAGTTCTACAACGACTACAAAGAAGCGGAGAAAGATACAGTTGCGTAAGACTTGTGGGGGATGCTACTATGGCATCGAAGATAAATGTTATTGGTTTAAAGATATTGATGGCACTCCCCCTAAAGTCATACCTAAAGAAGTTTACGATAAAGGTTGTACTAAATACAAAAATACTAATATGGTAATGTCGGTATCGGAACAACAACAACTTATACTTGATAAGTTTGACGGAGAGATACTTAGCAATAAGTATAAAATATATAGACGACAATACAAAACATATAAGAAAAAGTATGTGAAAAGCGCACATAACTATTCACATAGAAAGGATGCACAATGAAACCTATAACAGTAATAGGAATAGATCCTGGCGCTAGTGGAGCACTATGTTTTACTAGTTCAGAAAAAAAAGATATGTATACATATAAATGTCACGAATCAATTGCTGGTAGAAGAGTAATTGCTTCCATGGCTACAAATGCTTATAGATCATATGAAACAATAGCATACATAGAGAAAGTTCATGCAATGCCTCACGATGGTCGTAGTTCTTTATTTAAGTTTGGAGTAAACTATGGAGCATGGTTAGGTATACTACATTCTTTAAATACTATAAATCAAATAGTAGAAGTATCACCACAAAAATGGATGAAGTTTTGGGAAAATAAAATAGGAGAAAAGCTTCCTAAAATAAAAAAAGATAGAAAAAATAAACTTAAAGAAATAGCATCTGTTTATACAGATAAACCTGCGACGTTATGGAATGCTGATGCTGTATTAATAACAATGTACGGAATGTACACAGAAGAGGAGAAACAAAATGGAGAATAAAGATAGCATAGAATTATGGATGAAAACATCTATTAATGTATCTAAATCAATTAAATTAGCAATGATAAAACATGATGATAAAACTATTATAAATTTGTTAAAATTATTTGGAAACGCAACAAAACAATTAGAGAAATTAATTGAAATAACTAAAAAGGAAAGATTTACAGCATAATCTCCTTTTGCTGACTAAGGGATGGGAGGGTATTTATTTACCCTTCCGTTCTAATTCTTTTAATGAGTTTTGTATTTCTATTGGTAAACCAGAATACTTTTTATTTCTACCAGCTTTTCTTTCTAGTCTTTCAAAGTAATATGTAGGAAATTGTTCTTTTGTAGTAGGTTCTACAAATTGTTTATAAAAAGTTTTTTCATCTTTCTTTTTTGGATATAAAGTAAACTCTTGCATAGCAGCTGCACCTAATCCATATGGTGTTTTAGCAGTCATAGGAACATATCTATCGTAAGTTCTACCACCCATTTGATTAATTAATCTAGCATACTTACCATAGGTTTCCATAGTATCATCATTTGCATAATCACCTAAACTAAATAATATATTATCTAGGTATTCATTATCAGCATTTATAAGTTCTGTCATTACACCTATGTCTATCATTGTACTAAATGTAGGGCCAAGCTTAGAACCAACAATACCTTTACCATAAAACTCTCTATTTATTTTTTCTATAGTATCTGGATCATCATAGTCTGATGTAAACAATAACCATAAATCTTTCATTAATTCTTCACCTGTGTGTTCTATAAGGGTTTGATTATACCCAGATATATAACTAATAAGTATTGGAGCCATAAAATATGCAGTAGTTACATTCATTGCTTTATGAACACCTCTAGCATCTTTTAACCAATTAGAAAAATTGTCATCTCCTAATGCACTAAGATCACCTTTTGCTTCTTTATATATAGAATAGTTTCTTTCTAAAAATTCCATACCATAATGTTGGAACTGAAATAAAAATTGACCTATGCCTTCTCTCATATTCTTAGCTTTAGCATACCCTTCATAATCAAAATGATTTAATATTACCATATTCTTTGCATAGTTTCTCGCTATCTTTCTTCTTAAAGATGTTTCACTAATTTTTTTATTAGGATTTTTTTCATTATGATCTTTTACTTGTGCTTCTAAATATGCTTGAAATTTTGAATTACCTTCCATTGTTTTTTGTATCTGAGCAAAAGCAATTTCAGCAGTAATTTTTCTATTAGCATTTTCAACTTTTCTATGTAAACCAGCACTAAAGTTTGCTAATTGACCCATCTTAGTAGAGAATATCTTAGCACCTTTATATAAAAAATCTTCTTCATCAGCATATATTATTTTTCCATTTTCATCCATCCTTCTTATTCTATTAAAAGATGCTGACTCACTTCTTACTCCAGATTCTATTAATGCTTCTGATGAATCCATAAACAAGTTTTCTCTTCTTAAAAAGTCATCTAAATCTCCACCAAATACATCAGTTGCTTGATTTTCTTTTAAGTATTTTCTGGATTCTTTAACTGCTGTATAACCAAATGTTGCATAGTTCATTAAATACTGAGTAGCGTTCCTAGCTGCAGAACGTACGCTAAAACCTAGTTTGTTTGTAAATTGGTATGAAAGTAAGGCTTTTTTAATTTCATGCGTAGTGCCTGTATTTTTAATACTTCCATTTGTAGATCCATATAAACTATTAATAATATCAACAACTCTACCTGCGTACTCAGATTCTTTGTTGTACATATTTCTTGCTTTTGATAATGAATCTAACAAACCACTTTTAATAAATGCCTGTGTATTAAATTTGTTTACGTCATTTATATATGTATTAATAACATCTATAAAATTCATACTATATTCATTATATCCATCTCTTGCCCTAGACTTTCCATACTCAGGTATAGATACATTTATTTCTTGAATAATTTGATCTATAGTTTTAACATCTTTTTTCATATCTATTAATGATTCATCTAAATCATCAAAGTGTTTCATCATTCCATCCATCATTTTAGCATTAAGTTGTTTTGTAAAATGTGGAAAATATCCTTCTGTATATCTAGGCATTAATCTCGATCTTAAATTTTCTTTTAAAGTATTTAAACTATCAACTGTTAATGCAAAACCTTTTCTATTTTCAATTTGTTTTATAATTATATTTATTTTTTCATCAATACCATTTCTTAAAATAGAATAAGATTCTTCCATTAATGAATTATAATCTTTTAAAGATTGTTTTAAATCTTCTGGTATTCCAACTTCATCAGAATATTTCATAAATTCAGAATCAGTAAGTTTTACAAGTTTACTACCATCATCATATTTTTTTACTCTGCTTATAGCATCTTTATCTCCACCTTCAGCTAATTTTTTTTCTGCTTCATATTTAGCTAATATAGCTTTTGGCATTTTATCTTCTACTACTTTAATAAAATCAACAAATGTTTTTATAGAACCTTTGCTTTCAAAATCTCTTAATATATCTCTTGCTTCATTTTGTTGTTCTATCGTTCCTGTATCTAACGCTTTTATATAATCTAATTCTAATTTTCTATGTTGATCTAAAGCCTTATTAAATTTTGTATTACTAAATGGGCCAACGATTCCACCAGACGCTCTTAATCCTTCTACTATTTTAGTAAACTTTTCATTTAAATTGTTTGATCTTTTTTTACTATTATCTACAACTCTTCGCAAACTTTTAATACTTTCAGCTAAAACAGGATCTCTTTTACCGAGAACTGTTCCAATCATAAATCCCTCAGTCGCTTGAAACTCTGTAAACTTTCCACTATCTACTCGTTGAGCATATTTATTTAAGTCTCTTATAAAAGAATTTATATTGCCTGAAGTAAGAAATGCTCCACCTTGTTCTGGACTCAATAACATAGCATATTCCATCTCTATATTAAACCTAGACTCAAACATAGATAAAGCAGCTTGATATGGAGATTGAATGTTTCTAGCAACCATATCAGTATTAGCCCATTTTTCAACACCTTCTAATAACTTTATTGCTTTTTTATTAAATGTTTTATTGCAATCTACTTGCATTTTGCATAGTCCTTCATCATTCTAAATGCTTCGTAACCAGAATCTCTCATTGGATTTTGTCTTGCGCCAGTCATTAAATCTTCATGCACTTGATTTACGCCTCTTAACATACCCACTAATTTATCAGTTGACTTAACTTGTTTAGGATTAAATTTTAAATATTTTAAATGTGTATACATAGGATTATTTTTTAAGTGAGTAGGTATCCCTTGTTCATTACCCATTGTAAATATATCTTTCTTAAGTATCTCCAAAAATGATTCATCCATTTCTAACTTTAATTTTAAATACTTCATAGGATTAATATAATCTTTCCTAGAATTAAACTCTTCAAGATCATTCATACCTTTTAAAAATTCTTTATAATCATCTTTTGTTTTATCTGGTATCATCTTTGCATAACTAGAATAAAATTGTGTAACAGATTTGTTTATAGTTGATAATGGATTTGATGGTAGCATTTCAGATAACCATTGAAAATCAGAACCATCTTCTCTTAATCTATTTTCTGTACCTCTATCAAATGGCATTAATCCAAACCTTTCCATATTAGAATCTGTTAAGTTCATCATTGCAATGTCTTTATCAAAAAATCTTCTATAATGTTCATTAGATTGTATTGTGCTATTTAATATCCACTCTCCCCAATTTCTTGCTCGTTCTTGAGAAGTAGAATCCTCACCTAACTTTAAAGTTCCATTTGCTATTCCAACTATTGTCTGCAATCCATGTCTATACCTAGCACTTTCTTTGTATGGAATTGCTATTGGTCTATTATTAAATATACCTATATCATCTCTATTTCTAGTAGGTTCCATGTATGCATATAAAAAGTTTACACCATGTTTTTCTATCATTCTAGTAAGATAGTTTTGTCTTAGTTCATATACAGAACCCATATCTCCTCTATAATCTTCAACATACTTTATAATATTTTCATTTGTTATTAAAGATTTTTTTCCATAAGGAAATATTTCATCTAACAAAGTATTTGATCCATATGTTTGTCTATTAAAATCCTTAATAGACTTTAGATCTTTTCTAGCATCATCATTTAACGTTTCAAACCAATTATCATACTTAGTTCCAAAAAAGTTTCTAAGCATAGCGTTCATTGTATTTGCATGAATAATGCTTGATTTAAGATTACTATCTTCTACACTTATATAATTTTTATATGTTAAATCTTTTGAATGTATCTTATCTATATTTTTACCAAATTTAGTTTTTACATCAGCTCTTAACTTTTTTATAACCCAATTTATATTATCTGTTTTTTTCTTTTTCCATTTCCAAGAATAGTTTGTTCTTGCGATAGATTTCTTTTTATTATCTAGTTTTTTAATTATAGCAATCTGTCGATTAAATGCTTGGGTATCATCTTTAATTCCTTTTGCTCTTTGATCCACCTGAGATACAAATTCTCTTTGTTCTTCTATTGTTGCTCCCGTTGGTTCTTCTTGTTCAAATACATTTAACAATCTACTTGATTCTTCAAACCTAGAAGGACTACTTATCATAGCTTGATACCAATTTTCTACATCTTGATAAGTTTCTATATCTAAATTATATTGTTTTCTATCTTCTAATATTTCTTTTTTTGCTATTTGAATAGCTATTCTATCTAAATAATTACCAGATTCACCATCATAAACATTTCTTACTGTTGAGGATATAGGTTTAAATCTTTCTTTTTCTGGATCTAATATTTCTTCTAGATATTTTTTATCTTGTATACCTTTCTTTTTATAAAATAATTGCCTTTGCATACCTTTATAAATATCTTTATGAAAGTTTCTAAAAGCCATACTGCCCATATTTAAATCATAAAAACTTGTTTTTCTTTTTTCACCAGCAACATATTTAGTATCTCCAAATACATTAAGCAATTTATTTTGTTGATTAAGAAACTCATTTATAATCAATTTATCTGCGCTATTTAAATCTTCTCTTACTTCTCTGTACTTACCATCTACTAATTCATATTTAGAAAAAATTCTTACTCTATTACCATTTTCAGTTCTTCCATTTCTTAATATAGATTTTAAATCTTCAGACTTAGCGTCAGTAGGAGATATTGAGTTTTCATATTTTGGAAATAAGAAACCTTCTGCCCATTCGTAAATATTACCTGCTATATTTTTATTTAAGTTGTTTGCTCCATCAATAATATATTGAACTTCTAAAGCAGCTCTTTGATAAAAAGCAAGAGACTCTGTATCTATTGTAACTACTTCTGTTACTTTTCCTTTATCATTTACTTTACTATTGTACAATATTCCTGGCCCTACAAAGTTACCCTCTTCTCCTCTTGCTACATCTTCCCACTCTGGAGATACTGTTTTACCAGATAAATGATTTACGTTAGCTAAGTTTTGTAAATAATTTAACTTTCTAGGAGTTTTTTGTGCTATTCCTATTGCTTTTTTAAATGCAATACTTTGACCCATTTTAGATAATGTTGCTACCCTTGAATCATCTGCGTTCATTTGAAAAGTAAATGTTGGTTTCTGTTGTAATTGTTCAGGATCTATTCCTTGAACATAATACGCTTGATTTCTTTTTATATAATCAAACATATAATCACTATGTGCAAAAAAATAATCTACTTTATCAGCATCGTAATCACCTTCATATGTATTAACAATATCAAAACTATTTATCTCTACACCTAAACCTTGCTCTTTATCAAGAAAACCTTTTAATCCCAACATAGTTATATCATTAGGTCTTGTTCTTGGATTTCTTCTAGATACTATACCTAATTCATATCTTCTATTTACAAGTTTAGAATATGATTCTAAAAAATCATGCACACTACCAACAGTTGCATTATTTAATATATCATCAATGCTTTCAATTGTTTTATTATCGCCATCTCTTAATGTAGTTAAATTAGGTATTTCATCTATATCTTTAACTGTGTCTTTTATTTCATTTTTAAATTCTTCTAAAGATAATATTCTTTCGTTCTGTACAATCCTTACATTTTTATCATCTGGTAATTCTGATAAACTTGTATTTCTTTCTGCAAATGGAAGAACTATTTGTCCTCTTAAAATCATTTCATTATTATCATTAAACAAAGTTGGAAATAATCTAGTCTTTAATCCTTTGCCAAGATACCCTTTAGCTGATTGAATTAGTGGAGCTTGCCCTCCATATCTATTAGATGGTAATGCTAGTTTCTTATCTTTATCAGAGTATACCCTGTTAGTTATAGATCTTCTTGTGCTAAATAATGTATCTATATATTGTTGCGCTAAATATTTTTGAACTTGATTTGAACTATAATCATATGGATTAGCTGCATCACTTAATTGTAAGTAATACATCATGTTACTAAGATTACCCAAAGCTCCTTGTTCTGGTGAACTTGGTATATTATTGTTCATAAGTTGTTCTTTCATGAAAGCATTCATTTTATATGGATCTTTTAATATCTTATCCATTGAATTAAGATTAGCAGTTAATTCATCTACTAAACCTAAGAAAGCATCTTCATGTTCTTTTCTATTCATATAGTTATAGTCTGCATCTGATTCACTAGCAGATAATAAATCTGCATCTTTTTCTGGTCTAAACCCTATTGCATCTATATCTATGTCTCTTATAAGATTATCTGGTTTTGTTATTGTGTAACTATCAACTAATTCATCCCATCTTACATCTTTAATTACACTATCTTGTTCTTTACCACCTACTATCTTAGGGTCATATATTTTTGCACCTGAACCAGTTAATAGTATATCTACATCATTTCTTTTAAAAAAACCATCTAAAGAAGGACTATACACAAATAAAGTTTTACCATATAATAATGTTTTACCTTTTCCATCTTTATCAATACCTTGAGATGATATAATAGGTTTAATTGGATTTTTAGATTCAGAACTATGCCCCATATATGTATGGTATTCCATCATAGCATCTTTAGAAATAAAACTTATACTATCAAAACCTGAAACTTTTTCATGTGCATTGCCTATAATATTTTTAAGAGAATAATTTTTTAACGCAGGTATTTGATCTCCAAACTCATTAACTAAATCTTCATTAATTAAAGTTGCCATATTTTCAGTACCATCATCCCAGATTGCTACTCTATGACTTCCTATCTTTAATCTTTTCTTAATTAACTTAGATGCTTTGTTATCTCCTAAAGCAGTTCTAGATTGTATAATAGATTTTAAATATTCTTCATTAGGTCTTATAAAATTTTTAGTAGTTACAAGTTTAATTCTTTTAATATACTTACCAACTTCTTGAGCATCATTTGAGTTTAATACTTTTAATAATTCATGGTCTGTTTCACTCTTTAATGATGTTTCTAATATTAAATATCTTGTTGCTAATTCTATACTAGCTTCATCATATCTATGTATATTCTTTGTTTCTTTAAATGTTTCATTAAGCATTTCTATTGATTTTTTAGAATTGCCTGTTAATTTATCTTTATACTGATTATAAAATCTTGAGAAGTCATCTACTATATTTTTCATAGCACTTCTATTTATAACAATACTATCCATACCATCATAAATATCTAACTTAACAATACCATACTCACCATCAGCTAATTGTTTTTCATTTAATTGAGTGCTAAGATCTAATCCTAAAGATTTATCTTTTAATTGCTCAGCAACTCTACTTCTTATTCTATCTATATTTGCTTTTTCTTTATCACCTAAAGACTCTGTGCTAAGTATATTGTATGTTCTATCTACTATATAATCATTAAACTCAGTATATGTAACGTTATTATTAAATATTGCATAGTCTATGTTTAAATCTTCTAAATAATTAAATACAGGATTTTTTTGAAAAAACTCTCTTTCTTTTACACGGTCAAATATAATAGTTCCATTTCTAATAGACATAGTTGGAAGATCCATTCTATCTTTCAATCCAAAAACAATTTGAGTTACATCTTGTATAGCAGTTTGTTTTTTTCTAGGACTAAGATCTTTAAAAGATTCTCCTCTATATACTAAATCATTTTGCAATCTATTTATTGATTGTTGATTTAAATTACCATTATCATCTAGCATATATTCTTTACTTAAAAATCTATTTACTTTATCTGCATTGCTTTCATCTGCGTAACTTTTAATTTCAACAACATTTGGAATACCATCCACTTCACCTTTTATTATTTTAAATTCGTATTTTCTATAAA